GTCCTGATAGTGAACAGGTGCCAGCTGGAGCCACATGGAGCAGAGTAGCAGACATTAGATGGTAGCTTGTTAATGTAGTTAGCTACTAGAACTGCCCGCTTGTCTTGCATGGCTGGCATCTTCTGTAGTTGTATCAGGCCCACAGAAGCGGTCAGGTCATTCATGTGACACTTGTAGCCCACTTCATTGACATCGTACTCCCACTTGTAGGTGGCAGCTGTATTATTACAGCTGGAAGATACAGCTGTATTATTACTGCGGTCATAGGTAGACGTGTTTATGCCGCACCAGCGCAGCCGTTTGGCTCGCTCGTAGAGGGCTTCACTGTGCATGGTGAGCATGCCGCCGTCTCCACAGCTAAGGTTTTTGACTGAGTGGAAGCTCCAGCAGGTGCAAGGGTTGCAAATAATTGAGCCGTTGGGCTTTCACTAGATGCAGGGAATGCAAACGCTGTAAACGCAGAAGAATCGATATCTACTGTCAGGGTATAGTTAGCCGCAGATACAGCAACAATCTTCCCGGTCAATCCATTAATTTGAGACATTCCAAATGATTCAGGAACGCTAAAATGAATCTTCATCCCTACAACGTAATGTTGTGTAGGATCTACAGAAGTCCTAACCACTGCTTGAGTATCTTGGGTAATCTCTGTGATATAAAGGAAAGAGGGTTCTACAGCATTGAATTGTGATACTCTACGAGTAAAACCAGCTGTCCCAGGAGCTGCAAAACCAGCTGCTCTAAGACCAATCAGGGTGTAACCTGAACCTGACACTGTGCTAATCTGGAAAGGCATACCAGCAATCTGCAACATCCCTGTTGTTCCATACAAATAAACTACATCATTTTCAGAGTATGTATTTGTTTGAGATACGACAGCAGGGGAAGCGGCTGTAATTGCTGTAATAGCATTAGCAGCTTGGGCCTCTACTGTTGGTGATACTGTCACATAAGTAAAGCCTGTATTAGCTGCAAAAGCTGATTCCAACATCGAAGTTGTCTTTACTGTTTTGATACCACCACCCGCAGCAGATGCGCCCGCTCCAAATAGAGAACCAAACCATTCGCCATGAACCACTGTGTTAGGGTTTGCGGCTGTAATCTGAGTAATATTCCATGTTTTGAAATAGTCTGCAGAGCTGGGTAAAGGAATCTTTACTCCGGCTCCTGTAGAGGTGAATGAACCACCTGTTAAAATAGTAAACGGCATAACTCTTCCTCCTTAGGATGGTGTGAATGTTGTTACATTCAGGCCGGATATCCAGTTTTGATTCGTGATAGCTCGTGCAATCGCAAATTTGGCGTATAACTGGCTATTCTGTGCAACAGCAGACACTACCCAAGGTGGGCGGTATCCAATTACTGCTGTGTAGTTGTTCTGCTCAATTTTGGCGGCTGCTTCTAGACCATACATCGGGATTGTATAGACGGTATTACCTAGCATTGAAACACCAGGAGTCTTTGCACCTTTTGAGGACACAAAGAATCTGAATCTAGAGATAGAGCAGTATTCTTCTGGTCTAATTCCTTCTTGCGTTGGATAGGCAGACTTAAGCAATACGCCTTGTACTCTCTGTAGATCTGCACTCAAATTAGTGTTTGCAAGTGCAATAAAAGCGTCTCGAACTCCGGCCGTTCCAAAGCGCAGGGTAGCCGTTAGGTCTGTAAGCATCGTTCTAGCATCATTGTTGAGCAATATTCTCTCAATGTTGTTAACGTCGTTCAACGAAATGGATGAAGGTTGATCGCCGTTCAAACCACCTGTAGCATTGATGTAGGACACACTGGAGCTAAATAAGTCTCTCATTAGAAGATCTTCTTTCTCTCTTAACCACTGTCCTAGCAATGCTGTGAACTTGGTTAGAGTCTTAGAGTTCTCCCAGAGCACGACTTGTTCGTTTGTTACGATGGATTTCGCATAGATCTCCATGGTCGCATCGATGTCGGTTCTGGTCGGAACCTCACTGGCGGGGTCTAATCCTGAACCGTCTAGTTGACCACCATCTGTGGACAGCCTTTCGAATCTAGACATACGGGTAGTCTTACCCACATAGCTTTCTGCATGATGCAAATCAACGCCGAAAGAGTGGATCAAATTGAACATTGGGGTAGATAGCAAATCCTCACTTGCCTGTACAGGAAGCTCGGGCGCCATATTCTGGATTCCGGTTATCCCGGTCTGAAATGACATAAAAAAACCTCATTAAAGTAAGTTAAAAATTTCTTTTTATCTTACGTTAAAGAGGCGTAGGCTCTGTGGAGGTTGCGAACTCTCCTAGAAACGCTGTAAAATTTACTTTATCAAATTAATCTTTTACATTACAACTTTATTTTTTTAGACTTCTTTTCTTCATCCGTTTCATTTCTTTTCTGTAATTCATCGCATTTAACATATAGACCTCCTAGCAAATAGGACGCATCGCAATATTTACCGTCATTTATCCTAACCGCAATGGCGTGTATATGGTTTTTTACATCTAAAAACTGTTCGCTTATTGTTTGCACTTCTACACCCCTTTCCTAATGCGTTCCATTCTAGCCCAGTTTGCGGCTCTACGCTGTTCTATTTCTTGCCAGGTATCTCGTTGACCATCTCCATGTGGTGTCATGTTTTGACTAGATATGGATTTAGGTTTATTGAAGTTATTCTCGGCCTTAATGGATTCTTGTCTTGCTGTGGTGCTATTAGGAACAAATTTCTTGATAGCCTTGTATATATCTGACCATTTGTCAAAATCATCGTTTAATCTTTGCATAGGTCGTGATACTTCAGGAAAATGATAGTCTATGTAATCAAGATTCTCTTGGTTTACAACATTGTTAAAGTCCGGAAACTCTCTCATTAGTCTGTTAGGATATTCCTGTTTCTCTCTCTCTTGCTGTTCCTGTCTAAATCTTTGTTCCCTAACCGCAAGCAATGCATTGACCTTTTTCTCTATTCTTTGATCTTCGCTTTCTTCTTCTGGTTCGTTTTGGGAGTAATGCTGTTGATATGCTTGTGGTGTGGGTGCTGACTTAGAGAATGCAGCTTCCATAGCTGCTTTTAACGCTTCTACTTCTGCTTGCTTTTCGGCTGCTTTTCTTTCCGCTGCCTCTCTTTCTGCTCTGTCCTTCTTTCTTGCCTCACGAAATGCCTTCCAATTAACGTCTTCTTAGCTTTCACTTTCTTTTGTTTCTGGCTGTTTTACTGCATTTGTTTCAGCTTTGATCGGCTGTGCTTCTTTTTCAGTTGGTAAAACTTTTTGTTCTGTTTTATCTTGATTATTTGGCGTTTCTGCCTTATTTTCGGGACTTATAACCATCGAGGAGGCTCCTATGTTTAAAGAAGAAACATTAATTGATAAACTTGATAATGTAAATAATAATTTAGAACATGAGTTAAAAATAAAAGAGTTTCGTGAACAGGTCTTAAAGAGATTCGATGAATATCGAGTAACTCTAAATTATATGGCAGCGGATGCACCTATAGCTATTTTATGTTTACCATCAGCAACAGAAAAGATTCTTATCGACAACGGATTCTTGCGTGTCTATGACATTTTTAATGTGGATCTTACTAAAATCAAAGGGCTCGGGATCGTTAGAATCAGGGATCTTACATCCCGCATCGATCAATTCTTGTCTATGCTCTAGGAAATATTCATGCTCTGATAGCATGTTGATACCACTCTCATAACGTATATATTCCCAAAATTTGTTTTCAAAGAAGGCTACAGACCATGCCTGCATTGTTTTGTACCTTTTATCTACATGACGCAGAGATGCTAGTTCAGACATTACAACATCACTTGGCAATACCCATAGTCGCTTTACTATGCGTTCTGTTGATTTTTTGTATAAAAAAACTGCTTGGTTAGGTCTAGGTTTTGGAAGATAAGGCCAGCAATAAAACTTGCGTCGTATAACGTTCTGAATGAGATTGTCTTTTCCGACAAGCATTACAACGCAGAACTCATCCTCTTCGATGATATCTTTGTAGTTGGCAACTGCTTGGTATAAGTGTTCGTCTATCCCTTCTGCCATCGCATAGCCTAGCTCTAATGCATCGTACTTAGTGGTGTCCTGCGATAGCTTTTTGGATATCTCTCCAGCAGTCTGTCTTTTTCTCATCTTATCCATTCAACATTTCGATTATTTCGATTAAACGATCAGAAGCCTTTTCTTTTTCAATGTATGGAGTAAGTTGGTAATCGGTATAGTCTTCTCCTTCTACGATAAATCCCTTTACGTAATAAGCATCTATGTCATCCTCTAAGCGAACTTTTTTTAGGCAAAATTCACTCATTTTTGATGCGTTTACGTATCCGTTTTCTATGTTTTCTGTGTATATTTTCAAAAACATTTTGACAACATTTTACTTTTAAATTCCTTCCTAGACATGTCCAACATTTCTTGCATCATTTCTGTTGAGGAGTAGCTGTTATTGCAATTTTCACAAACCATAGCCATTGCTGAAATTTTAACAACTCTTCCTCTATATGGAATCCAAAAATCTTGTAAACACGAATTAAATTTGGTTCCATCGCAGGATAGACATCTAATTTCAGTAGTCACAGTGGTTTACGCCTTTGTGATCGTGAGGCCATTTAGTTGGCTGTCTCGCGAAATATGTCTCGTAAGGGTTTTCCGTGTTTCCTGTAAGAAGATGCGTTTTCATCTCCCAATGCTCTTGCGGAACTGGGTTTTCCTTAGAGCCATACTTTCTAGCATCTTCATGAGATTGATATTTCTTCTTCATGCCGATACCCTTCTAGTGAAATGGACATCTAAGTTTCTCTCTATGATTTCAATAAATTTGTTAACAAAATCATCAGGTTGCCATTCCGGATACATAGATCTATTTAGCAATACACCATCCTGTTTGCTAATTCTAAAAAACTCTCCACCAACCCCATCTCCGAAAACGATATTCTTAACTTCAGGATTGTGAATTTGAATATCATCGCTATATGTCTCTTCCATGATCCACCATTTTTAACCCCCTCTTGCAAGGGGGATGTTTTAATGCTCTGCTTTATGAGATCCAACGTAGTTATTGAGCTTTTTAACAGAGGCAGCTAGCTCTTTTGCTGGATCACCTTTGGAGTACTTGCTTTCTCCGCAATCCAAGTTACCCATCTTGTCACTCCAGTGATCTCTGGTAAATCCAGGCATACCAGCCCCTTTATGGTGCGGGTGACCACTCATTCTTTTTTCTGCCATATATCCCCCTATTGAGCTACGGCCAGCGAATTTTCGTAGGCCACTCGATTTTGTGTTTTGATGTACTCTGCCAATTCTAAATTATTTTTTAGATTATTTAAATCGGCATCCTCTAACTCTATC